AACGGAGTCCTGCGGTTGCGCCGATTTAAGAATCGCGGCATGGTAATCCTTCTCGTCGGCGATTGCCCTGTCGAGATCCTCGTCCTTGAAGACCACGCCGCCGAAAGATCTGCTGATCCGGCTCTTGGCCGTGTCGGGAAGATCGGACGCCGCGAGCTTATCCTTCAATTTCATCTCGCAGCGGAGGACGTTGACCTCGTCCTTCTCGTCTGTTTGCGGTTTTTCCGCGATTGCCGCTCTGGCCAGGGCCTCGAATTCCTGATCGGAGGTCGTCTCAAAGGTTTTTCCGACCAGGAGGTCCGGCCGCTTCTCGTTGATAATGTCCCAAATCTTTTTCTTGTCCATGTTGACCTCCTGTTTTTGGGCCGGCACCGAAGCCACTGCCCGGTTAAATTTCCCGCCTGCTGCGGGTCTTGTTACGATATCTACAGAATCGGCTTTCGTGAATTTCACGATCTTGACAACCTGTTTGCCATCCACAATATCTTTTGCCGCGCGGACCTTGGCATCATAGGAAAGCCCATAGACGCTCGTCCCTTCCTTCATCGCGGAAAGCAGGTTTTTGCCGATCCATTTTGCGCTCTCCAGAAAATGTAATATTCCTTTCAGTCCCTCGCCCGCGACATTCCGCACGCTGTCGATCCAGCCCACCTTGTTCTTCACGAGGAGAGGCTTGAGATCGTATAACGGCGCCGGGATATGCATCGCGCCTTGCTGCGGAAGTTCATAGAGATTCACGTCCACTTTTTCAAATAAAGCCGGGGCGTCGGCATCGCGGAGCGCATCCTCTGTGATGTACCAGGGATAATAATCGCCCTTGTCGTCGGTGACGCCGGCAAGGGATAATCCGGCTTTGCAGATGGTGACGTCCCATTCGGTTCCTTCCGGGTTGAGGGCATTCCCCAGGCGCATGAGAATATCAAGCTCCTCGCCGGTCTCCGTCTGCTGACTCCGCATCTCGATCCATTTCTTTTCCACTTCAACCGGGTTTTCCCCGAGTTGCACAGCATTATCCACGACCCCATAGGATAGCCTGTAATATTTCCCATCGGGGAGAGTGAATACGATATATTGCGGAGAGACGAATGCTTCAGAGATATAAGCGTCTTCGCCGTATTTGGCCCTGATTTCTTTGCTGAGCAGAGATCTCATCTCACAAAAAGCGATATCCGCCTTTGCGCGCCAGTTACCCTGGGCGTCTTTTTCATATTTCCCGTCCACCGCCGCCCATGCAGTCGCCGCCGCCTTGCCTTCGTCCGGATCTGCGGCATGCGCCGCGTTAAAAGCGGAGATCCAGATTTCCTGTCCCTGCTTCGGCAGCGCCTTGATCTGATCCGGGGGATTGCTTATTTCGTATGGCATGGCCTTTTCTCCTTTATTAAATTTGCCTTTTGCCTTTTGCCTTTTGCTTTATCCCGCCGCCTCCTCTTTTTTCTTCCCGGCAATCGGTTTCTTTTTTGCCCAGGCGGGATTGACCCCGGTGATCTCGATTTCGGAAAGCGGCTGGACCTTCTGGCCGGATTTGTAGCGCACGCGCTTACCTCCCACGGTGAGGATCACGGCTTCGCCTGTTTCCGCGTCGATCCTGCTCGCATGGAGATACTTTGCATCAATGCCATAAGCCTTGCAGCCCTCCACGATCAACTTTTCGCCTTTTTTTACGACCTGTTCACCGTTCTTCGTATCTTCTGCCATAATGAAAATCCTCCCTATTTTAATTTTGCATTTTGCATTTTGACTTTTAAATTACATCCCCGCCGCCGCCCTTTCCTCCCTGCTTCCCGCCGCCTCATCCCAACTGGGATGAAAAGGAATGGTGTATCAGGAACAGTTGATCGTATTCTGCGCCGATCCGCCCGGATCGCGCGGATACATGAGCTGCTCGCCGCCGACGTCAAAGGGCAGATTCGCATCCCGGATCTGGCCGTTTGCCGCCAGGTGTGTAATCCTGGGCACCCTCGAGGACTCACCGTGGAGCCATTGCTTCTGCAGTCCGGGAACGACCTTGGCCGCCTCTTCCCGCCTGAGCTGCCCCGCCGCCTCGAGGATGCGGCCGCATTCATTCCGCGTGATCGTCTCGGCCCTGGCCGCGATCGACGTGAATATCGATTTGTCTTTCAAGTTCCGGCCCACTCCCTGCATGACCTCATAGGGAGATTTATTTCCGAGCATGCCCCGTGTGATCTCCGCTTTTATTTTTTCCGCTGCATCGCGTGACAGGCCCTTTACTCTATCGAGGGCAAAATCATTGAGCACATGCAAGACAGACGTATCGATGACAGGGATCGCCGCAAAAATACCGACCTCTCTGAGCGGCAGATCCACCATGTCCGCACCCTGCGCCCAGAATTCCCGCTGCGCCTCGCGCAGCCTCACCCCGTATTTGTCCCCGTATTCCTGTATTGCCCGCTCAATTGCCGCCTTGAGCTGCGGCAGATGATATACCTGCCAATCCGACTCCGCGATTGTCGCTATTATGTCCCTGCGCGTCTCATTCAACGTGTTGATCGCCCAGCGAACCTCGGTATTTTCGGCCTTTTGCGCCTTTTTCATCAGCTCATTCACTTTTTTCTGGAATGCCTTTTCTTTACTGGCCGGCATTGTCCACCTGCGCCTGTTTTAGCAGCGCCGCAAGCGCCGCCAGAACTTTTCCGTCATCCTTGAGGTAATCCTGGATGTTCGAATCGCCGTTGTTGCCTGCGGCATCGATTTGCTTTTGGGCGTCGATCTCATATCCGAGATAACTGCAGACGAAAGCGAAGACATGCGTCGCCTCGTCACGCGTGATAAACCGTTCCTGCACCGCCAGCGAAAGGGCCGTGGCGAGCTGCGGGACGCCATTGACTAACTTCGTCAGGTCTTTTTTCGAGACCTCGCCCATCGTGATGCTGAATCCTTTTGCCGCCTTCTCCGCTGAAAGCATTCCGGCGATCACGGCCTGGTCAATGACAAACTGGCATATGAATTCCAGATTCGTTTTATGAAATAATTGCCGCTCTTGAAGGTCCGCAATCGGAACCTGGCCGAAGATGTCCGCTTCCGTCTGATATGCTTTTCCTCCTTCGCCGAACCATGATGCAGGCCTGCCGGCCGCGCCCATGATAAAGGCCTTCCCCATGTCAAAGCCTTTCGTATAATCCTGCGCCTTAATATCGGGAGTCACTACATCCCATGTTACATTCTCGTTGTGGGCCCGCATCGAGCCTGGCTGAGGAACAGGGTTATCTCTCAACCATTCCCTGATCTGATCTGCAGTCATGCCGTTCAGAGTTACGTCCCATACGAAATTGAGGAGGAATTCTGCTCTCTCGAGGTAGTTGTATCCATAACGTTCGAGTCCGTCTATCCAGTCGATCAGGGTCAGGTAATCAGAGCGTCCGCGCACTGCGTTTGGCGGGTTATTTAAGGTGAAGAAGAAGCATTCGCCGACGAGGCGTTCATATGTCTTCGAATAGATATTATAGTCCTTGCGGATGATCGCCATCGTGCGGCCGGGCCTGCCCATCTGCCCTTGCACTTCTACCGCCATTCGCTGCGTCACATTCAAACGGTTGATATGTATTTCCTTGATGATGGCAGGATCTTCATAGCCCAGGCGGACATGCCCGTTCTGCAGCGTCACAAAGACAGGCCACAACTGCTCGCCAAGGATACCCATCCACATACAGCGGTCCGGGTAATTCAAGGCGATTCTATTTTCCGGGTCCTCCCAGAAGTTTTTGAGAATGGTTTTCACGTCATCGTCATCGGATGAATATTTGATCGGTTCCCCGAAGATGAATGTCTTGTCCATCTTCGCCAGGCGCTTGAACATCGCGCTGGCGTCCATCATGTAGTAGGCGATTTCGAACATCCGGTTTTGTGAGATAGGCATGAGGTCGCGATTCCGGATCCCGTCGCTCGAGTAAGGGCGGTATCCCTCGCCCTTCGGATCATAACTCGCTGTGATGGGAAAAGCCGCCGTTGCCCGCTTTACTTCCTCCGCCACGATGGCCCGGATATCCGCCTCATCTTTCAGCTTCGGTGCAATCTTACGCGCTATTGTCTCTCTCCAGCTCATCCGTTCATCCTCACCTTCATGTCGCTTCTGAACCTGCCGAAAAACCCGCCACGTCTCGCCATCGCATTGCGGTCCCGCCCACTCATCGTCTCACGCCTTTCCGGTTCCTGGCCGATACAGACAACCACGCCTGATCCAAGGCTGCTTATCGCGCCCTCGAGGGCGTCCGGCCCGTCATCGTGTACATTTGCATCCATGATGTATATGAGTTGCTCAACCAGGATGTCCTGGTCGGAGTGTCCCTTGATGAACCGGAGCTTCCCATACTCGGCGAGCGGAGAAACGCAGTTCACAACCCGAGCGATCTTCTCCGTCGAGTGCGTCACTTTCAACATATTCACGAAGCGTCCAACCCTCTCGGCATATCGTTGATAGGAGTCGAGCAGAAAGTCCTGGAACATATTGATCTCCACGCCGACCCCGCATTTGAATTCCTCGTCCACTTTCCACACCGCGTCCCACATCTCGTTGACGGTCGCGTGCCTGATCCACGCATAAAGGACATCGTAGATATCAGATCCATCCGCCCGGCCGACGACAATGATTGCCTTGAAATCTGTCGTTTCCGTTCCCTTGCCGGAGGGATCGAGGAAGGCCGAGACCCGCCATGTTTTCTTTGACCAGATCTCCGGCGCCAATTCTGCCTGCGGTATGTACTGTATCCAGGCTTCGCGGATGGGGCTATCCTCATCCGTCACTTTATTGCGCATCTCGCGGTTGAATCGCACCGTCCCCATCTGACGCTTCCGCTTTTCCAACTTTTCAAAGGGCCAGAGCGCCGGCCAGAGCGGCGACCCGTCATCACGGATGGCGTCATAGACACGGCTGATGTAAAGCGGCTGCCCCGTTTCAACATCTTTCTCTTTCATTAACTGCGAAAGGATCGACCGCGCGGCGAAAAGGTTCCCGATCATTAACATGGAGAAACTGCCGATAAATGACCCGAGTACGGTCTGGAGGATCCAATCCACACCCTGCTTGACGAGTTTGGGATTTCTTACATTCTGATCGTTTTCAAAATCGTCGATGACGACCCTGTCCGGCCTGTATTGCATGTGTTTGAGGCCGCGCACTTTCTCTCCTCGTCCCCTTGCCAGGACGCGGACG